TCTACAGCTTCTTCTGTTATTGAGAAAGCCATTGCTACAGTCTCATGGTTATATCTTGAAGTGTAAGCTTCGTTTGCATCATCAAATGTGACACCAGAACCTTCTTGCTTAGTAGGTGCTGCTCCGAAACCACTCAACATTACTTCTTCTTCGAATGCTCTGTCTGATGACTCAGTATCGTAGATTTCAGCATGTTGTCCTTCATACCTATTATACTCCATACCAAAGAGGGCGTTTAAGCCAGGCTCTAATTCTTTGGCGAGTTGTGCTCTTGAAATAGCCATATTACACCCTCCTTAAGATGCAGTAGCGTCAGCATCCGAAGAATTTAACGCATGATTGTTAATTTTAACTATGTATGAAACACCAGCGGCACTGTGGTCAGCATTAGTTACATCTTCGTGGATACCTAAAATCATAACCACATTTGATGTATCTGTATCTTCAGCAGTTGATATATCTAGTACAGCAGAAGAAATACCAGTAGTAGTATTACCACTTGCTCCACTTGCTATGTCAGCAGTTTTGAAGATGTCTGCTTTTGCAGTTGCTCTGTCAGTGTTTGTTCCGTCACTTGCGATAATAAATCTCTGTGATGGATCGTCATACACAAACCCTTTGATGTCAAAGTTAGTATTAGCTGATCCTGAACCGGGCCAAGTATTACTAAACTTTAACTTGCCAGTGGTTGCATCCACATACTCACATCCAGCAAAGACACCAACTAATTGATCTCCGTTACCAGTTGCAGATCCGATCTGAATAGTTCCACCAGTTAATTCAGCTTTTACAGGTGAACCTTGAAAGATCGCGGAAGCGTCACTAGCAATAAAGTATTGACTCGTACCTTGAGTCGCTGGACTTGAACCATGTTTTCCAACTGGCTTAAATCCAAAAGCTACATTTATATTAGCCATTTATTGCTCCTTCATAATTAATCGGAAGGTTTTTTCCCTCCGAAAGTTACACGACTTTGCCTATCTACACTAATAGGCATCGAGGGATGTTGCTCCCTCATCAAGTTTTCATCCACGGCTTTTAGTTGGTTGCGGGTCTGATCCCGGAAATATTCAGTTCTCTCTTTGACCGTTTCTGTGGGTATTCGTGCCAACATTAAACCACCGACACCAATAATTCCTTTGTTTTTACCTTCCTCTATAACTGGATATTTTGCAGCTTCGGCTCCGTATTCGTCTGCCCTAACTGGCTCCCATCCTTCTCTCATTCTAGAAAAAACATTTGATTTGTCATCCTCACCACGAATGGTAGTTCTGATCCATCTATGTTCAAATCCATCTGGAGCTGGAGGTGCTTCCAACTTAGCTGGAGGTTGCCAAGGTTTTCTCCTTGTACTATTTGCACGACTTTTGTTTTCTCGTGTTGTTCTATCTATAGCCATCATCTACTCCTTTACATGCTTTGCATATTCTTCTAACGGAACACCCAATTTTTTAGCTATCGCTATTTGCGATGGAGTCAATTTGACTGTTCTGCGTCCCTTCGATACCGTTTTTGAAGCGGTGGCTCCAGCAGAGACGACTCTGGGGCCAGAGGATTTCTTCGTTTCCTTAAACTTATGTGGAAACTCTGATTTTATCCTACTATCAAGTTCAGTATAATACTCTTCACTGTTTGGGTCAAACCCCTCTGACTCAATTAATTGTTTATGCACACCAAAAGCGGCATATGTCATGGTTTGATCCTTGCCAAACCACTCATTTTCTTGAGCCCATTGTTCGGCTCTTGGGTCTGGTTTTTGTGGAGGAGGAGGTGGCGTTTGTTGTGGAGGAGGTGTTGCACCATTTGTTTCTGTTGCTTTTCTCTCTTCTTGCCTAGCTTTTAAGTCTTTTAACCTAGCCTCTTCCATTGCAATTCTAGATATATTTGATTGTGCTTCATATAAAGCGTCTGCATCTCCAGTTTCGAGTGCTTTTTTATATGCTTCTTTTGCGGCTTGAGCTTGAGCAGTTACTCTGTTATCAACCTCGCCTACATAATTAGTGTCTAATTTATCTAGTCTTGCTTTAAGATCATCGTTTTGTTTTTTGACAGATTCAGCAAATTCTATAGCAGATTGTTTTTGCCTTTCTTCTTCTCTAAAACGATTGGTAAGTTTACTAATCCGTTTCTTAACAGATTCCGAATACTCAGACAAGTCTTCATCAGCTGCATCAACTTCTTGAGTTTCATCAGCATCTTCTGTCTTTTCTTCTTCAACTATGACCTCTTGTTCTTCTTGTTCTTCTTCTTTTGTTTCTGCATCTTGCATACTATACTCCGTATGTTTTGATGTCGTCGGGATCGACAATGGTTGCAATGACTTCATCGTCATTGATAATACGCACCTCTCCACCCTCTATTTGGAATCTTGACCCAGCATAACGACCAATACATACCCAGTCGCCTTCTTTACACCAAGGTCCCCCTTCTCCAAATTTGTCTAAATCTTTATACGCAAGTGGGCCAACTTTTACAACATATGCTACAACAGTTGCTCTTGCCTCTCTTTCCCTAGCTGGATCTGGAACATAAACACCACCCTCTGTTTTTTCTTTGCCCATATAAGGCATAACTAATATACGCCATCCAGTAGGTGCGGGTAATCTATCTGTTAGGGATTTATCTTTTGCTTCTTTTTCTGCTTTTTCTTTTGCTTGTCTTTGTTTTAATACATATTCAGGTACTATTAGCGTCATTATCAACCTTTTCCAGCAGGGTGCTTAACTGTTCCAATGCGTAGGTTAGACCCTGTATTTCACCTACCATTGCCTTATATGCCTCCATATCAGAAGCATTTCCACTTGTTAGAGAGATACTAATATCTTCAATACGAGTATTCAAGGCTTTTTTGTAATTATATAAAAAATCTGTAACTTTCATTAATTATAAACAATGTTATCTAAATTTATAAAATTACCTTCGTCTTTAAACGGTTCTTTATTACGAACTCTATTAAAATAATCTTGATTGATAGTAGATAAAGGATCTACACGTCCAAACTGTCTTTCTCTTTCAGCAGGAAATGCTTGAAAAACATCTCTTGCAAAATCTCTTTTTTCTCTGTCTCTTGTTGTTGGAAGAGCAGAAAAGACACCAGTTGGATCCGTTATTTGTACTTTACTTATTGGTGCTATTGGGTTTGTTTCTAAATTTGAAGGTATTAATTGTAAAGCCTCTGCAACTTCCATATCTGCTTCTTGTGCCATGTTTGGTCGAGTTGTAGTGATACCACCAGTATTCCCAACACCTAACATAGGCACTTGATTCATGTCTGATGGAAATATTGGTGCAACTGTTCTTGCTAAAGGTCTATTAAAATCATCTACTACCACTCTAGCATCTGGTATACGAGCATTAGTCGTGGGCATGTCACCTAATTCTGTGCCTCTTGGCTCAATAGGTCTACCTGTTTGCGTATCTCTATCTGCAGGTTTAAATCTGTTCATAAAATTTGTAAATCCCTCACTTAGTAAACTAGGAAGATTAACACCAGCTTCCGAATCTTTAGCAAAATCTCTACCCTCTGAAAATATATTTCCAAAAAAATTACCTATACCCGTAGCTATTCTTGCAATAGGGCCTTCCTTAATAGCTTCTGGTATGGTTTGTTGTAAGATTCTTTCCAGTTGAGAATTGAACATGGGTCTAACCATATCAGCTTCGCCATAATCAGCGGTCATAAACTCACCTGGTATTTGTGGTCGTAAAGCTGCTGGAACTGCTAACCCACCTGTACCACCTAAATTAAGAGTAGGATCTAGTCCTCGTGATATGTCTAAAGCTGCTGCAAAAGCTGGATCATAAACTAGATTAGAACCTGCTCCTACGTTGGTAATGTTAGTACGATTTGCACTACTTAAGGCTGGATTTAGAATCGATGCTATACTGTCACCCTCGCCAACACCTGTGTCAACATAGTCTCCGCCACCAAACATTGTTGTGACTGGAGCTCTGTCATCCATACTAAAGGCTTGATCATCACCAAAGTCACTTATGTCGTAGGCTTCGTCAAAACCCCCTAGATCAAAATCTTCAGCCACTAATATACACCTTTAAATCCAGTTCCTTGGATAGCGATACCACCACCACGAGACTTTTTAATTACGCCTCTTCCAATGAGAATATCTTTTTTAGTTACTTTACCATCACCACTTAAGTCTGGAAAAGCTGCACCACCCTTATTAAATTTTTTACTAATATGATACTTACTCATTGGTGATCTATCGAAACCTGGTGCTCCACCTTTTAGTATTAGCTTCTTCTTAGGTGAAGCTTTTTTTATGTCCTTCTTAACCTCTTTTACTTGTTCTTCCCTTGTCATGGTAGGTTTCTGTGTTGGTTTTCCAGGATTCTTGTCTCCTGGGTAAGGATAAGTTCTTCCAGATGGTTTTACTGTTTTATATCTTTCTGGATACTTTTTCTTTAACTCTGCGTCTGTTAAAAATTTATCCCTTAACAAATTACGGTTAATTCCTTTTTTACCACCAGCTTTTAATTCTCTATTAAGTAAAGATTTTGTACTCTTATCTTTTGTTTTTTTAATTTCTTTTTGTAAACTTTCTTTACGTTTTTGTGCTTCTGGCTTTTGTCTTGCCTTTTCAAACTCTTTGTTTAGAGCTTGTAATGCTTCAAACTCTGCGTCAAAACCACCACCCTTTTGTTTAGCTAGGATTAATTTTTGTATTCTTCTTTGAGCTTCTGCTGGACTAATCTTTCCCTCACGAGCGGCGTTTGCTATGTTATTAAACTGACCCATTTTCGCTCTGTTAAGATTTTTGCCTTTAGGGTCTATCTTTGTAATTTTACCCTTTTCAGCTTTTACCATTTTTGCTTTGTTCATAGTGCTCTCCAATATAGAAGATCCTCCATCTTTGAGTTTTCTTCCTTTGTTAACTAAACGCTTGGCTTTATTATACGATAAACCCATATCTTTTGCAAACTGCCTAATTCTTGCCATGTGATCTCCTTATTGCTTCTTTTCCTTTTTTAAAAATACTTGCCACTTTTGTTTTACCCATTACTTTTGCTCTTTGCTCACCGACTGTAAGTATTTGTATCTTTCTCGCAAAAGGTTTATTGACTTTCTTAACCTTGGCAACAGTTGATCTGGCATCCGCCTCCGTAGCAAATTTAATTCCAACCGTGTCTTTAGGGTTCTCATCCGTGTATAAGCGTCTACCAGAACCTTTAGGTTTCTTTCCTGTTCCAACTTTTGGATCCTTTTTCTTCATTTCTTCCTCAACATTTTAGCTGCTTGACCAACACCCTTAATTCCAAAAGATGCTGATATTGCAATAAATAATAAATACTGATACCAGTCTGGTAGAGTAGATAATACTGCAAACCCTTCATTAACATGATCTCTCATGCCAGGAATGAAAACTAGAACGGCGGGGGTTAAAAGCACAACTAAAGCAAATTCGTCTTTCCAACTATTATCTGTAGCCTCTGCCATTTTACCTTCCCACTCAACTTCACCAGCTGCAACTTTCTTTGCAACAGTTGCACGAGCTTTGGCTTCAGCAACTTTGGCTTGACCATCTGCTTTTGTTTTTTCTACTTTGTTTTGTAACCATGTGCCAGCTAAATTAGCTATCGGTCCTAGAAACTGTAACATATCACCCTACATACATAAATCTTCATATTTAGTTGTATGAAGTCTGTGCTCTGACAAGTCTCCATGCTTATATCTAAATAATCTTGTTAGCCATTGTATCATTGTTAACCTCTCTTTTCTTTCCACAAATATGCAATAAAACCTATGAATCCTACAATAGTACAGAATAATATAATCCATGCAATATATTCCCAAATTTTTCTTATCAATTCTTGTCTAGCATAAATCTCTTCTTTACGCTTCTTTCTAATTTCTGCTTCCATTCTTAAAATTTCATTCCATGAATTAGCACCATAATGAAAATTTATAAAAGATTTTAGCTCTTGTCTTTGTGCTTCTAACTTTTTCTTTGCAGTAAAAGCTTCTATAGCGGATGCCTCTATTTCTCTACCTTTAAATAATTTTCTAAGTGTTGACGCACTTTTAGCAGATTTTTCAGTATTTTCTACGTCTGAAACAGCACCCATCCAGCGTGAGAGGTCTTTGCCCATAGATTCAATTTCTCGACCTGCGGCAAATCCACGCTTGATTGCCGAAAATGCCGTATTAGCGGCTGTAATGGCTATACCAATTGAGGCTGGATCTAACATATATTATTTCCTCACTGCGGCTTGAGTGTTTATACGATAGATATTAACATCATTACGATCATCTGCTATCTGTTCTTGAGTTTTTGTCCTTTGTTGTGCTAAATCAAACGCTTGTTTTAGCTTTGCTTGGTCAATTTGGAAATTCATCATGTCATTTAGAGATTTTCTTTGTATCTCAGCCGTATCATTCTCTAATTCTTTCTCTCTAATCGCCACAAGTGGGTCTGGTTTCTGTGCAGGTTCTATAACTGGCATAACTTCTTTCAATATTTCGCCAATTTGTTGCGATATCGCCGCTTCAATTGCCTCTGGTGCTGGAGGAAGCACTTGTTCTCCTCTTTCCATAGCCTCTTGCATCGTTACTTGGAAAAATTTGGTCACTTGATCTCTTGCTAACATGCCAATATGCTCTTGAACATGAGCTTGTAGCAATGCGTAGCCTTGAGGATTGGCTTGAGACGCTAAATTAGACAAAAATGTAGCATGTGCCATCAAATGTGCCTCATGATCTTGTTGTGGAAACGCTTGTAAAGGCATTCCTTTGATAGAATTAGCGTTTTCTGTCGCTGGATCCACTGGTGCGGGTGGTTGAGGTGGCGGTAATATGCTATCTATGTTCTTAACATCAAGTGCATCGTACATTCTTCGGTACGCTTCGTACTGATTGTGCATTTGTGGAGCGGCTTGAGCTAATTGTAACTGTGTTTGTGCTAAAGATAAGCGTTGTGCCATAGAAAAAATGTTAGGATCACTGATTGGAAGTATATCAATACGCCCATCGAAGTCTTGTGCCATGATTTGTGGTGCTACATTACCTACAAAATAAGGATATGGAACTGGATTTTCTGCAAAAATCTCTGCCAACATTCTAAATTCTTGTTTTTGTCCATAATGTAAACGCTTATGTATGCTTGAAATAATCTTTGAACCTTGTTCAATCAACGCAACAGTTGTTCCCACTGGTGCTTGTGAGTTTACATCACTGATTTTTGCGTCTGCAACTTGAGCAAAACGTCTGCCAGAATCAACAACGACACCTAATAACTGTGCTAGTGTGGCTGATGGTTCCTTGTATGGCAATGGGATGATTGAATTTTTGAGATCCCCACCTGGGACATCGATGTCTCTGAACTCACCAGGATTAAGAGGCTCGTCATCATTACGAATACGAACACCCCTAGCTTTGAATCCAGCTGGAAGATTTGATAAAGTACCTGCATCTATTAACTGCCTTAAAATTGAGGTGGCTGCTCTAGACAATCCACCGATTGTGTGTAAAAGACCAAAGCCATAAAATCCAAAACCCGGTAAAAACTTAAAATGCACAAAGTATTGTCTCTTACGTCTTAGTTGATCTTGCTCCCTATAGTTCCTAACCACTGATAAAACTTGACCAGAGTTTTCATCAATCGTGACAATATATGGTAACATAATTCCATTAGGATCTTCAAAGCCTTCAAGGTCGAGATCCACATGGACTTCCAAAATAGTATATACATCATCAGAATAACCTGGATGGAGTCCTTGCAACTCATCAGTAGTTCCTTGGATACTTCCTTCATCTTCTCCAGAATCCGAAGCAGATAACTCCACATCTTTATATACTCCTGCCACTTGTAGTTTACGAATATCATTATACGTCATTTTAACGACATGTGTAACCCTCTCTGCCGTCATTAAATCTGAAGCAGAATAAGGAACAACTAGATCTTCGGCTGGAACAAACTTTGATACGGCTCTTTGTTTAGTCGGATCAAAGTAAACTTTTTTAAAAGTAGAACCAGTCAAAGGCAAATAAAATAACATTTGATCTGTGTCTGGGTCGTACTCTTCCATGACTTCCATAATTTGATAGTTCATGTAATCTTTAATTCTTTGTGCTTGATCTTCTGTTTCTTTTGTTGGTACGCCAAGTATTTGAGTTTTTATTGGGCCGCCAGCTGGTAGCATCTCTTTATAAGCTTGTGATTGAAATTGTGTTGTAGCTTCTGACAATAGTGGATGTGTTACACCACTCGCACCAAGAAACGGATCACTTCTGTCCTCGTAGTTTATGCCAAGTAAATTTAATCCTTTTGCAATAGCTTCTTCCCAATCACCTCTTGATTCTAAATCTTCTTTAACTTTAGATTGTAAATCAGAAGCAAGAGCACTTAACACACTGTCTTCTAAAACTTCAGCTAAATTAGCGTCATGATTGTAAGCTTCGGCTACAACCTCGACTTGTTCTCCAGTGTCAACTTCTATGCCTTCTGGCAATGCTTCAGTTTCGTCAACTTCTATTTGTAGACTATCTGCCTCTGGTTGTAGTATAGCAGAGCCACCTGCTCCCATGCTTTTTTCAACCATTCCAGCTATGTCTCTTGATCTTTCTTCTCTTGTTGCCATTTTTAACTTGCCTTTCTGAATCTATTCAGTATACCACCTTTTGCCATTCTTGGTATTTTTAAAGTAGATTTCTTAGCCGCCTCTTTATCGTTTAAATCAATTATCCTAAACATATCATCTTCTACTGGATTTTGTCTAGATTGTTGACCAAAGTTAACTTCGGCAGGAGGCACTGGTTGATTTGCTTGAGTAACCATTCCTTTTTTAAACGCCTTATAGGTGGGTTGAGTAGTATAAGAAGAACCATACTTTTTTAAAGCATCTGTAACATTTGAACCTATTGCAAAGTTATAAGGAACTTTGTTGACTGGATCTCCATACGCTTTTCTTTTAATTGGTTCACTTGTTCTCCCTGCTTTAAGATAAGATTCAATATTAGGAAAAATAACTCTATCGTATCCTAACTTTCTTGCTTGATTAATTATTTGATGAACCATCAATTCTGTTGCTTGTTTAGAACTAGAGAAAGCTGGGTTTTCATTAAGTTTTTCTATTCCCTCTTGATGTCGAATTACCACATCTAAAGAATCTTTTAAGTCATCTGGTAACTTGCTTTTTAAGTCATTTAATATTTGTGTCTTATCGTTATTTGCATCATATTCTTCTATTCTTCTATTTGCCTCTTGAACTCTATCAACTGCTGCATCTCTCACCTCTTCTAAATGTTTAATACTCTGTTCCATGTTCATTAAGTTCTTTTTTGCTATCATTGCGTTAAGTGGATACATAGCGTTACTAAGTTCGTTTTTTGCTATACTAGTAGCAAGAAAAACAGCCAAAGAATCTATATTAGAAGCTTTGTCAAATGCGTCAAGATATTCGTCTCTATCAAATGTAGCCTTATCCCCCTTAAAAAAACTTTTAGTCATTCTAGGTAGGTATGTTGAAATTTCATTTTTTTTAGCAATATACTTAGTTCTTCCCTGAGTAGAATAAATTCTAGGTTTTTGGTTTCCTCTGCCAGACATCCATTGTTCCATTACCTCTTTACTTATCTCTTGCAAAATACTTCCAGGGTCATCTTTTCCTCTCTTAATAAAAAGCTCACTGGGGATCATGTCGAAGTCTGTTTCAAAATCCTGTTGTATTTTTTCAAATTCTAATTTTTGACTGTCAGTAAGTTGAGTAAAGTCTGGTTGTCTTTTTCTCAAATCTTCAAGTCTAGTAGCTATTTCAAGAATATTATCACTATCTAAGTCTTGAGCTATCTTAGGATGATTTATAAATTTATTGTATGCTTGTGCCTTGAGGTAATTTAATTCTAACTTTCTTTCTTTGTCATTTAAAATATAATTTAAAGTCCTATCTGCAAGTTTTTTATTTGTAAAAGCATTATCTCCGTAAACTGCTTTTTTTACAGCAACATAATCACCATAAGTTGGCATATCAGTATAAGTAGTCCCTGGAGATGTTGTAAATTTTTCAAAATCTTCTCTACTAATTTTACCTTCGTTAACACCTTTTGTTAAATCTTCATAGTGATCTATAGTCATATCAGGATCTATTATGTCATAGTCTCTAACATTTTCTTTTTTCTGAATTCCCATTCCATAATCTTTATCAAAGCCAAAGTGATTTTCTATTCTCTGTTGTGTTTTTTCTGGTCTTTTTCCTCCGATTACATCAATTAAAGGATCTAGATCTCCCTCAAAACCATATCTTTCTTTTGATATTTTTCTAAAGTTTCTACCAAAATCCTCTAGATTATTGCCTTTATAGTCTAAGATTTTGGAAAAATCATCAATACTAAAATGAGGAGCTGCTTCTCGTGCTTTTCTACCCTCTATTAAATTCATAAGACTTGCGAGAATTTTTGGCATTTCATAGTCAACATCCATAACATCAATGAAGGCTCCAAGATCTTCTTTAATTCTATTTTTAGTTCTTCTGTAATCTGTTAATACCGTCCTTGCTTCATTTAATTCTGAGTCTGTTTTAAACATAGCTTCTTTAAAAGGGCCCATAGTTTTTTCTACGTTATCAAGATTAGTTTCTGCTTGTTGTAAACTATTAAACTCTTTTGTAGCATTATCTGTTAACACGGCTCTGTTTTTAGAATAATCAAAAAAACCAGTTTTTAATTTAGCGTCCTGTTTAATTATTTGAAAAACATCTGCTCTTTTCTCATTTGTCATCATGTCGCCATAAACAGGCTTGTTCATTTTTCTTTTTAATAAGTCTAATGTTCTTTGATCTTTGGCAGATATTGTACCAAGTCTCATCTTCTGCTCTAGTTTTTTTATTGACTCTTTTAATTTTTTATTATCTCTAGCAAGAGATACTTCTTTTACTCCAGCTTGATTAGATTGTATTTCATTTATAACTAAATCATTAAACGGTTTCATAGGATTGTTTGGATTTGGAGCTTTTACTCCAACTCCTCTTGCATGTGCCATGTATCCCGGAAAACCAAAACCATGTCTTTTAAAATTTTCTAACTTTCTTAGATCTGTAGTATTACCTACAGATTTAAAGTATTCCTCTACTCTTACAAAATCTTTATCTATTTTGGTTCTTAAATTTGGATCGCTTTCAATAACTTTACCCATCAACTGAGCGTCAGATTCATCTCCATGAAATACAAAGTGAACAGCATCCTCTTCAACCAAAACTTTCTGATTGCCTGTTTGACCCCCGCCTAATCCCACTGGTATTCTTTGAGCTGATTCATTAGACATGAGATTTTTCCCACCAGAAGAAAGATCATCATAAAGATTCTTTTCATATTCAACCAATTTTATTTGATCGTTTAAAACAGGTATTCTTGGATCAGCAGGATCTAATTGATTTCTTTCATTGACTAAATTTTGTAAATCGTTTTGAATTTGTTGCTTCTTTTTTAATGTGCCAACTGTAACATTAATACTTGGTTTAAATAAAGTTGCTACTTCCATTAATTCATCTTTTGATTTAAACACTTCGTCTGGATTGTTGTCTAAATAACGGAACATACCAGATTCTAATGCCTCTGCATTTAGTCTTGATTTGTATATACTCTTAGGTAAAGTCTCTATATATTCTTTTATTTCACTCGCTTTCTTTGGTTTTGTAAAATCTATACCCAAACCATCTTTTGCTATTTCGTTAATTAAATTAGAAAAGATCGTGCCATCTACATTTAATCTTGCTTCTACATCTACCTTATCTTTGAAAAACTCGTCTTCGCCAGTAACACTTTCATTCCCTATTTTCTTTGGGCCGCCAGTGTCATCTGCTCTTGTCATCGCTAACCTCTCAGCCAAGGTTCGTGGCACATCATCCACTCTTCCTACACCAACAGTTTCTGTGGCTAAATCTCCAATGCCTCCTCCTGGGGGTGG